GATTTGTCATTATAACTGAACCCTAAAGGAAAATTTATATGTGCCAGTTTTGTTTACTGTAATTCGAGAACCATTCAAAGATATTCCATTAGCATATCTAACTACATTAAATGTCGCCGGAGTTGGCATATTTACATCCAAACCACTTTGGTCAATTGTACTGTAAAATTCACCGCAATTTTTATCTAAGGCTAATTGAGCCGCCGCTAAAGCTGACAAAGCTATATTGTTAATAGAAGCAATTGCAGAATTCAAATAAGACAAATCTAAAGCACCAAAACTTAATAATTGTTCCATTGCTTTAATCCAGCGTTGATCTGGATGTATTTCTTTTAATATCTGTCTTGGAATATCCATTAAAATGACATTCCTTCAACTCTTGCTTCTAACACAGCGATAGAAATATAAGCAGTACCTTTGAATTTTTGTATTCGCCAAGACCTCATTGTTCCTTGTTGTAACCAGATAATGCGTTTATTTCTATCACCCTTAACACCAACACTTGCTGATTTAGGTTGACTCCAAGTTTCTCCATCTAATGAATACTCAGTCCAAATTACAGAATCATCTCCTCTACCAGTTAAGCATATCAATTCAAGTTCGTGAAAAATTACACCTTGACTTTCGTTATAAATAATAGTTGTTCCAAATTCCCAACTATTTTTTACTCCCCAATGTGAAGAAAGATCAGAAGATAAAACACCAATAGCAATACTGGTGGGATCGCCAACAAACCATTTATCATAAACCCAAACCAAATTTCTTGCTTTATACTGTCCCCCATTCGTGGTCAATTTATACCATACCGGAAGAGATACAGTAGCAGAAGCAGAAGCATCATACACAAGAGTTTGATCTGGCAAATGAATATAAATATGTCGATGCCCTTTATCAGTGCGCGATTCCATCACCACATTAGCAAGAATTATTTCACTGTATTGAGAAAGAATCTGGTCAATTTCCCTGGTAGAAAGTTTAGTTGTAGAACCATTTACGCCAAGCCATATAGCAGGAGATTCATTTCGCCCACCACCAATAAATGCTATGCCTTCAACAAATACACAACAAGCATGAGTACCAACAGTACCACGTTCTATCTGAGCACCATTTACCCTTTGAAATGGGAAAAGCACACCGCCAATGTTTTGAAAAACTTCAATGGTATATCTATTAAGAGCATAAACCTCATTTCTGAATTTCAAAATTGCTTCAACAGGATCGGGATCAATTTCAGATGAACCATATTTTAGAGGATTGATAGTAAAGGGATCACCCAATTCACTAACGACAAGATATGTACCATCCGTCGTCATAAAATATCCATCTATCCAAAGAAAATCTCGCACCACTCCAATAGAAGGATCAGTAACTTGTTGTAGAACGGTGTTATATAAATACAAATGCTCATTTGAGGCTATCCCCAAATAGTCAAATGAGTAATCAAATCTTACATGACCTGATCCACCTACAAACCCAATAACAGTCACCACTCCAAGTTCATCAATAGAAACAAATTGTGTTCCCATTACTCGATAATGAGTCCCGTTCCAATTGATACCACCACGATCTATACCAGGTCCACCAGAACCGACTGCTACAATACCATCAGCAGGACGCAAATATCCTTTTGATAATCCCTGTTCTTTAGGTACAGGGATCATATTTTCAGGATAAGACGTTCTAAAATCAGACGACTCATCCGTGTATATGCCATTGAGAATCGGTATTTGCATCAGCCTATTCTTCTCCACGTAGCAGTTGCGGCATCATATCTAACATGCATAAACTGGCCAGCAGTTATATTAGGTGGGGTGATTAAAGGAGGCCAGCCAACTTTTGTAGGTGGAGTAACAGAAAATCCAACTGTAGCATCTCCTGCAAAACTCATCATCACTTCTTGTCCATCAACTACATTATTATCAAGAAACCAAGACAAGGCGACCGTTTGAGCAGTAATTGCCGTAAAAATTAAATACAAATTACTACTACCTGTAAGTACAGGGGCATAACCAAATATGCCAACTGTAGGATACATTACAATAAAACGATCATCAGGACGCATATCAAGATTTGCCTGCATATATGTCTGAAGTTGAGTCACCGATGCTTTACGAGCATCTCCATTATCAGGATCATATACCGGAACCTGCTGACTTGCTGTAACCGCACTAACACCAGACAACTGATTGATTGTTGACATATCTACAACCTTTGTACCAACACATGACGTAAATGTTAAACCGCATATTATCAAAACTATATTTTTCATCTCCAAATATACCACATTGTAAATGTTTTCATGTAAGGATTTGGATTATTTACAAGGGCTGAATCCGCTTCACCAGGTCCAATACTGTCTTTATGAATAACTCTAAATCTAACCCAAGGAAGAAGTACTTTACTGGCAATATCATAAGTAGTATCAGGTGCAATTGCACTATCTCCCAAAAAATTAAAAAGACTCGTCGTCTTAATAAGGTTCCTTGTATCTAAACTGGTTTGCAAAGAAACATAAAAAGTATCGTTTACCCAATTTGTATCTTTACCACCACGTACCATACTAAAAGCATAATTGAAAAATCTACCGTTATCCATCTGTTGCCAATTTGAATATATGGTATCTATTCTAACAGTATTAGAATCAGCAACCGTAATCAAATCTTCATAATCAACAGAAAGTTTTTCAACAGCTTGTACTGATGCAAACAACATCAATACTGTTAAAAAAGTTTTCATTAAATACTCCTTATTCAAATTCCAAAATACCACCTGGACCAATTTCAATGTCATCAACAGGTGGAGTTAATGTTCCACCTTTATGTCCTGCTCCGGCTGGTAATGAACCAGGCAACTGCATTTCTACTGGAGATACCAATCTTGCTTGCAATGCTTTAAGAGCACTACTTGCTGCTATTTTTACATCAGGAGAAACAGTCTTACCAAAACTGGCTGCAAGTCTTATACCAAGATTGGTGAATATAGCTTCATTCGCAGAATCAGGTACATGAGTATTTTCATCCAAATCAGCTTGTGTCGGATCACTCGGAATAGGATAACCAAGACGCAAACCCATAGCATTCCAAGTAGCCATCATAGAATCAAGTCTACGCATAGCACTTTCAAGTTGGCCTGGTTGTAAATCAAAAACGTATGAAGCTAAACCAATTTCTTCAAATGCCGCATTGATAAACTGTCTCTTAGTCCAAGACATTAAAAACCTCCACGTTTCCTTTTTGCAGCAGCAATAGGATCATCTTGCTGAATCACTTCTTCTACAGGTTGTTTCAACTCAACTCCCTGTATCTGAAAGATTGTTTTCCAACCATCTTTCAAAGCGGCGTTATACGCTTTCTCATCACATTTATCTACAACAATATAATCATACATCCCATCCATTATTTTATGAGGACCAGGTTTCTTATACAGCATAAAAGGATGTTCCATGTTTTGGTACGGCCCTTTAGTAATCATATTCTCCTTTTTACTTGGGACGGGGATTATCCCGTCCCAAGGTAGCGAAATTAAGCCTGCCCGAATAGTGCGATACCGCACATTTCAGGATTAGTAACAGTAACCCCCCATCTACAATCAAGACGATAGAGCATCTTGTTAGATACAAGGGACCACTGTTTCGACAACTGAAGTACCAAACCTTGCGGAGTGGAACTCTGAATAACACTAACTCCAGCACCAGTGCCTTCATCAATGGCATCCTTGCCTGGCATAAGTTCAATACAATCCTTATACCAGAAAAGATTCTTCTTAGCTAACGTAGTGTTAAGAATAGTTATTGTCGCACCATCAGCCGGAAGTGAATTAACATTCTGATACTGCTGTTCGATGTCGGTCGGCGTCGAATCAGCCGAAATGATTGCCGGTGAAATAGTAATGTTCCCTGTACCACCAGAACCAGTCAAAATGGCACGACATCTAAAGGTTTTCAGAACACCCGTACTAACCTTTGTGATTGGATGAATGGCATAGACATTAGCGATAGTGAAAAAATCACCAACCTGTATAGTATTCGAGGTCATGTGAATAGGCAATGTCATAGTACGATTGTCGATATTAGAACCAGCCGTAGTGGAAATAGGAACGTGTCTATTGGCCGCGCCTTCATTATGACCGGCTACCGAAGCATTAGACCTGGCAGCTTGATTACCAGCGTAATCAAGTTTATAGGTTTCAAAACCGGCAACACGACCAACATAAGCCTGTTTGTAGGCTTCGGTTGCCATCGAATCACCGATATTTTGACGACCAGCCAGATCAGCAGCCAGAAGATTATAGTCACTGGAACTAAGAGCCAAATACCGATCACCCATCGGAATGCCTGACTCATTCAACAGTTTATCAATGTTGGCGACATCGGCAAATCCAGCAGCCGCCGTTGATTTAACAACACATAAAGTAGCCTGTTCACCAACTACTGTCGCCACAGATACGTTTACATCAGAAGCCAACTTCTGTGCAGCAGCAATACCATATCTCTTGCTTTGCAGAGAGTCACGCAACTCAGCAGCATTCATCATCCAAGGCACGGTTTTACTGTACCCGAAAGATGACGGTACTGACAACTGACCAACATCGGTAAACAATGATGTAATATCCGTTCCAGCCGGACCATCTACGGACTGGGCAATATACGGAACAGGACGCCAAATCGTATTACTGGTCCGTTCCATCATAGTAGGATCAGTAATATACTTGGAAACATTTCGGGACATAACCAAGGCATCATCAAACCCTGCAACTACATCCTCAAATGCTACCCGTTCCTCTTTTGAAAAAGTATTAGCCAAAATTTATTTCCTTATTTTTTATTAGCCGCTTTGTACGCAGTAACTTTACTATAATCACCAGTACGAGCGGCTTCTTCTCTAAGTTTTTCAAGTTGATCGACACCACCTTTAGGCTTTCCCGAACCTTCAGGAACTTCTTCAGGAGGTATACCAGGTTTACGTTTTGTGATTGTCATTGTGGACTCCAACCTCGCAAGTTTTGCAGCAAATTTAACAGGGTTAGTCTCTCCTGCTAATTCTTTTAACAATTCAGGACGCTTTCCAATGGCATATAAAACAGCAGCAGGATTGTCAGTGCTATCAATAAGCACTCCTTGTTGTGTGACATTAAGGGTATCTAATACTGCCTCCTCAACATCATCATAATCTTGAACATTCAGGGCTTTCTTTTTATCTCCATAAGAGTTCAATTTTGTCTGCCATGTCTCTGCTCTCTGTTTCTCCTGCCGTTCCGCTTCAGCTTTCTTGGAATCTAGTTCTGCTTTCTTGGCGTGCCATTCATCCAATTCCTTTTCCAGCTTTTGCGGATCGCCATCACAACTTTCAAAAGTTGGTTTAGAACTAAGGGTAGGTATCTCCTTAGCCGCTAATTGCTCTCTTAGTTGTTTAGCTTCCTTACTTTTGTCTTTGTACAATGTGCGAAGATGTCTGATAGTAGATGAATCACCATCAATCCTGGGTGGTTCTTTCTCATCTCCAATGATAATGATGGTTTCTTCTCCCTCAACTACTACTTTTTCATCGACAACAACTTCTTCTTTGTCCACAATAACCATCCTTCTCACTCATTCAGGCTGAGTGGCAGCCACCTTGTTAATATCTCGCAATTGCCCTAATACGGTAATTGCGGTTGTAAGTTCACTTTGGTCTATAGTTGATAACAACTCCATTGTTTCCGCTTTAAGTTTTTCAGCACCAGCCAGATTCTTAATTACATCAGATCGTGATTCCGCCGCCTGAGCCGCTTGTGCTTTAGCGGCTTCGATAAGATAAGTATCATTAGCACTTGGCTGCTTGTTCTTAGCTTCAAGTTCCAATATCTCAGATTCTTTAGCAGTGGGTTTCAATACACCGGCTCTAACCAAATTCAATCTGAAATATGCACGAGCATCATCAACGCCCTCACCCTCAATGTTCATCAAAATCATCTGCCCAAGAATCTTCGCCGTTTCCGGGTCTTGATTCATGTTGGACATGGCTATCAACGCCCTGGCTGTGGCATTACGTTTAGTAGAACTACTCGGACCAACATTAACCGCTACCAAACACTTCGCTCTGCTAATGTCATTAACAAGAATCTGTGCTCCTGTTTTCGGATCAATTGAAGGCGTATTCAATTTTTCAAGAAAAGCCTGAAGATTTGAATCTATCAAACGTACTTTACGATCATTTTCTACATAAATTTCCTTCGCCATACTCAACCAAATTTCACCGGCTCGTTTCATAGCTTTGGCAAAGTTACTCATGTAGATAAATGCCTGCATATCAAGACGGGTCTGCACCAGTTCTATAGCTTTGCCACTTAAATTGGCAGCCACATCTTGAAGAGGTGTCTCAGGTTTGCCCAGAAGGGAATCCAAATCGGTATCGGTAATAGCAAGTAACGCAGCTAAAGCAGGGGGAACAATAGGTGGTTTGGTATATGCCGCCGGACCGATATTAACTTGATTGCCATCTTTATCCGTAGTGGCATTGATAAGTAAATATGGATAATTTTGAACATTATCTTTAGCCCACCTGTTCTCATGGCCCATTACCTGTTCCGGTGTAAAGATGGGTTTTTCAATAGGCGACAAAGCACTTATCTCAGCCAGCTTACTCATTTCCATATTTTTAAGGCGTTGCGAGTCGATACTCAAACGAACGTGGCCCATACAGCGTTCTACGTTATCGACAAACCACCTTTTGCCGAATACCGGCACGATAGGCAGACAATCTCCAGCTATTAATCCATAATCCTCCAAAATCCCCGTGCCACTCAGCAAATACTTATGGACCTTCTGCCTTTTTATCTTTTTCTCGCCAGTTTTGATCGTGCCGATAGCCGCCAAAACAGAGACCAGCATATCGTCATTCTCAAAATCCTGATCGGTATAGCGTTCCTCATTGCCTCCGATAGTGGTATAAATATGAATGACTGATTTAACTTCTTTTACCACGTAATACTCGGCAACATACACATTTTCAGCAGTAGCCCAGTCAAATTCACACTGATGTACGCTTTTATCCCAACCAGAAGAATCATGTTTAGGATATTTCTCTTTAAAATCATCCGGTGTCATTGAAGTTATGACAAAACACCACTTGGCATCACGTTTATCCTGCCGTTTGGATGCCGGATCAAAATAGACACTACTGTCCGCGTCATAAATTGGCTCAATAGCTATGCGTTGATGATCGTTATCTTCCTCTTCAATATCTTCATAGATAGTTCTTATGCGCCAGGCACCAAAACCACCACCTACGGCTTCCTCAAAGGCATTATCATACGCTTCATCCGCACCACTATCCTGCTCATCAGCGCGATACAGACCGTTAAGAGTCTCAGACAGATTACTATCCTGGTGTTCGTCCTTATTTACAAAATCCACCGTGATACGATTATTACGATAATCGTTAATAATTCGCATTACCGACAAGTGGATTTTGTTTATCTCAAATTTTGGTTTGTTTTCATACTGTTCTCCCAACGCCCCTTCCCACTGAGCACCCGCAATACTATAAAAACGTCTGTCTTTCAAACATTGCAAACGCTCGTAATGCAAAGCACTTTCAACGACATCAAAGCGTTTCAGAGCTTCAGTATGAATTTTATCCAGCACGACTATTCCACCTATTTTCTACAGGAATATCCATAATTTCTATAGGCTGCATGGTCTTTGCCATGCGACGATGACGCTCGTTTGAATATCTAAGAGCGTCAATCAAATGATTTTTCTTGTCCGACAAAATGTTAGTAATCAAGCCGGTATCGGGGTCTATCTTCCAGCAAAATGAAGCCAGTTCATCAGCGACATGCACACAACGTGGATGCACGACTATATCATAAGTCT